ATCTTCATCTATCGCTTTGTTAATATTTACCCATTCTACATTATTACACATACAAAAAACTCTTATAATCAAATACAAAAAATCTATGAGATAATTATTATCATCTTTTCTTTTTAACTCGGACATATTTTTGAATAACGCGCGTAGTTGATTTAACCGGACCATTTTTTCCGTGAGAGTATGTTGCATTCGATTATAGTAGATTTCGTCAAATGTCTGTCCCATAACCGTCCAAGATTCCTTGATTTTTTTATTATGCACCAATTGTTCGTTTGGCCGAAAAAACGTATTGAAAATAGACACAAATAGAACAACGACACCTAATATAGTGGAAGTATTATCACTTATTATAGATTTTGTGGCGTTTTGTCCCGTTGTAAGCGCCGTTAACACGATAATGGAGAGATTTATGGGGGTAGAAATATTAGACCAAAAAGCGGTATAAATGTAACGTTTATACCAGCAAAAACCAATATCTTTATTTATTTTTTTTATGAAAAACAGTATTTCATCATCGATTTCAGCCATGGGAATAATAATCTCATTAGACATTTATATAAAAGGAGGATAAAAAAGTGTATTTTTGCCACACTTTTCCTAAAAGTGTAAAGTGTTTTGCCACACTTTTCCTAAAAGTGTAAAGTGTTTTGCCACACTTTTCCTAAAAGTGTTGAAAAAGTATATAAACATTACTCTTAATATAAGATAACGCCTACATGAGCTTTTACCTTTTACCTCAAACTACTTATATATTTACCCTACATACTCAGCTCGTACCTACCTTTTCTAATAAGGATATTATTGGTAAAATCGTTATTAATAAAACTTTACATAAATATTTAAGTCAGTTGAAACAACAAATCGACAAATGTGAAACACTCTGGGATAAGTTTAAAAAATATACGAATCCCTACGAGTTTATCCATACAACCATCCCAAATACGCGCCAATCAATTTGCACTTATGAACCCTTATCGCGCTCCTTCTTTAAAATGATAGAACTATCTTCAATGTTAAATATTTTGACTGATTTACCCACCAAAGCGTGCAAAAGTTTCCATTTAGCCGAAGGACCTGGCGGTTTTATTGAAGCGTTGGTGTTCTTACGCAAGAATCGTACGGACGAATATTATGGCATGACTTTACTCGAAGATACTAACCATAATATTCCCGGCTGGCGAAAAAGTGCAGGGTTTTTAGCCGAGCATCCCAATGTCATCATCGAGAAGGGGGTGGACGGCAAGGGTAATTTAATGAATGCCATGAATTTACTCTTCTGTTATAAGAAATACAAGGGACAAATGGACTTAATTACGGGGGATGGCGGATTTGATTTCTCGGTGCATTATCTCTCCCAAGAAATGGTCAGCACTGCCTTGATTATTGCCCAAATTAGTTTTGCCGTAGCTATACAAAAACACGGGGGGACCTTTATTCTCAAAATGTTTGACACTTTTACCAAAGTTTCTTTAGATATACTTTATCTGTTAGCCAATATTTACGAAACGGTACATCTGGTCAAACCCCGTACTAGTCGTTACGCCAATTCAGAGAAGTATATTATATGTAAAAATTTTCGCATCGGTGATATCCAACGGCAGGAATTGATAAATGTCTTTTTCAAATTACTGGTGAAATGTCAACAAGATGGAGCGGTTAAAATTGATACTTTATTTAATTTTGATTTACCTTATTATTTTATTAATAAAGTAGAAGAGTATAATTCTATTTTTGGACAACAGCAGGTAGAAAATATTGGCATGACTTTAAATTTGATGGATAATAATAAACCAGATAAATTAGAAACTATGAAAAAATTTAATATACAAAAGTGCATTTCTTGGTGTCAAGAACATAAGCTCGACTATAATGTCACGGTCCAGTCGAATAATATATTTTTAGCACATACGCGGACGCCTTAATACCCGAATGTCTTAATACCCGAATGTCTTAATGGTATATATGTAGCATAATAAAATTGATTAAATCAAACCATATAGACACAAATATAATGGAAAATTAAAACCCGGTTGCTGTCTGTCTTCTGTTCGAATGCAATACCATTGTGATTTGTTTTTGAACCACCTACGCCGGTGCCTTGATTTTGTGGTTCGGACATTTTGTAGAAGATTATACTGAATGACTGTAATCATTGCCTTAAATCGTTTTTTTCTTTTTTATATATATTTTTTCTTTTATATATATATTTTTTCTTTTATATATATATAAAATATGTCAATTATAACCCTTGTACCAATGTTTGTACCAAATAATCCTCCAGCAGAGTTAACCGAGGCGGACCTATATAACCGAGCCAAAGATATAGCGCGGAGAATTATAATAAATGAATACGAACTGACTGAATGGTTAAGAAGAACCTCTGGTAATATTATACAAAGATTTCAACAACAAATACGTACCGAAGACCAGGCAGATATCAGACCCATACTGAAGATACTCGGTGACATGCATGAAGAGTTCCAACAGGTCACGCCCATGACTTTGGAAACTACTATAGCCAATTGGAAAACATACTTGTTAAATTTATATAATGCCGATGATGCCAGTATGGCGAGCCGGCTGTGTAATAGTCACATGTCTCAGCCGTTACCGGACTACTGTATGAATATGATTGGTTCTTTCTTACCGCCAACCAAGATAGAAATTGATAAAGAATTGATTCGAGTGTTGCTACAAGATTTAATTATTGATACACTTGAGAATAATTTAATACTCCATTTTAATTTTGAGGGTCCATATGCGCAAATTAGTACAGCTAATAACGACCCCAGAGACATATTAGCCCAGATTGAAAAGTATGTTGACACGTATAATAAAAGAGCGCGAAAAGAACCAAGACGAAAACCTTTACCAGCAGATATGACCATACCCGGTTATGTCGTGACGTTTACAGTCGAACTTGCCCCAGTAAGCGGAGGTAAACGGTCTAGGAGGGCCAAAATAAATGCAAGCAAATTAAAATCAAGCAAAAAAAATAGACGCAAAATAAAATCAAGCAAATCAAATAGGACCAAAACAAATAGGACCAAACGTGTCCGCACACGGAAATTTAGTAGAAAATAAAGGGGTTATTATTTATATAATAAAAATAATATTATATAAATAAAATATAAATTTTCAAGTGTGTAGTAATTGTCTCTCATATTTGCTTCGCTTATACTTGCTTCGCTTATATTTGCTTCGCTTATACTTGCTTCGCTTATACTTGCTTCGCTTATACTTGCTTCGCTTATACTTGCTTCGCTTATACTTGCTTCGCTTATACTTGCTTCGCTTATACAGGTGTAAACAACAATTCATAATTAGCATCTGAAAATAGTACAGTTTTTTCAGTGGTTGTATCCCTGTCGGTGTCTATATCTTTAATAACCGTAGTTAACTCCTGGGTGGGATTAAGATACACTCTTTGCGCACAAAAGAGTCCCACCGGACAGCTATCGATTAGGGTTTGGTTTTGATAAAAGTCGTGCGCAATGGGATACGTCATGTTATAATTTACGTCCACGTGCAAATTACCAGCAGGATATACAAATGTATGCGTATTTTCATTACATTCACACGCCGTCACGCGTACAGTCGTTGCTGTATACAGCAGATTGCAATCTACGTCGGCACACATTTCGGGCAAGGTCGCCGGTCGCTGAAAACTGATTGATAGCATAGTTATTACCAGAGCAGTTAGATTCATAGCTTATTATAAAGAGTGAATATGCATTTAAATCCTTATTTTACTATATATTATTTATGGAAGCATTATTAAATCTATATAGTCTCTTTAAAAAAGATTATAGAAAAGAACGCTTTGATATTATTCTTGAACCTTTGCAAGCGATGACACAATTGGCTTTCCTTGCGTTCTATCCCATAGGTAGCAAGTTATCGATTAATAACAACTTAATTTTTATCCAGAGTTCCTCCTGGGCCCAAGGCGTCTTACGCACTTATAATCACGATAAACGAGATGATGTGTTTTTCTTGTTTAATGCCATCATGCGGTTTAATCGGTTCTATGTATATTTACGGGAGGAGAATGACGATTTACGCAACTTGTTTGAATTATTAATTACCTTGGGTAAACTCGGCATTGATAAACTTTTACAAACGTATGCAAATGTGGACCAAGCTTCTTTACTGCATACCTTGCAAATGTATCGGACGATGCTGGACAAACCCGACATTTTTTGCGGAGACACGGATAATTCTAAGAAAGATATAGATGAAGTCTTTATAAAAATTCGCTACATATATTCCGTCAACGATTTATATATACTCTACCATACTTTATTACTAGTAGAGAAACAACCCGAAAATTATGTGTCTTATATGACGGGGATAAACGCCATTATGCAACCGAAATATGATGCTATTAAAAAATGGATAAATGATAATATTGTCTATTAAAACAACCTTTTAACAACCTTTTACACCTTCGCACATTTAAAACGCCGATTTTTAAATGTAGTTAATTATTCTTTTATTTTTAATATAAAAAATTGATTTAAATTATCGTTTATATTAGAGATATTATACCTTAATGAATAATACAGAAGAAATGAGTTTCGCCACGATGAAGAATATGAATGTTGAAGAATTTAACATTCATATTACAACATTTGAGAGTGTTGATAGTATATTGGATACTTGTAAAAATCAATCCGAAAAAGGTTTTATATATGAACGCCTATGGGATGTGTGTATTAAATGTGGATTTTGTAATCATTTTCAAAAATCAGATTTTACACATATGATTGGTAATATGAATAATGGAAATCTGAAACCACTCACGACCTTTACACATTATTTAACTGAAAAAGTTGTGAGTGGTAATTCAAGTGGATGTTCGGATATATCCTTATTTAATAATGCCGACGATACCTTTACTTTTATCAGTTCTAAATATCCTAAAAGTAAAGATGATATTACTAAACAAAAATCAGTTGCTTATTACGAGGTTCAAAATATAATTTCGGTGATTGATGCGAATAAACATATTTATCCTAATTTTAAAATTTGCTTACTTGTCCCCGATAAGAAGTCCGTTTTGGAAAAGGTTAAAAATGCAAACAAATCAAGTAATTATATTACGAAGTATATGACCGAACAAAATATTTTGGATAAGAATGATTTGAATAAGTGTTTCCTACGCTTTAAGGCGGATATGCTTAAACATATGAAGGCAAGTAAAAATGGTAAAATTAATTATGATGAAATCTATTTATCACCTAAATGTAATTTATGTTTGAGATTTCATCAAGAACTTATTACACAAAAAACATCTAATCTTATTGAAGAAGGATATAAATGCTTTCTATGGGGTTGTAAGTGTAGAAGTGGTAAAACTTATATGTTTGGTGGTTTAATTATCAAACAGTTTGAAATCAAGCAAAAATTAAATGTTTTGATTATTACACCCGCACCAACAGAAACCGCACCACAATTTACGGATGACTTATTTAATAAATTTAAAGAGTTTGAAGCACTCAAGATACACCATATTGATGGATCTAAAAATATTGAGGGTTTGGTATTGGGTGAGAGTAATATATTCGTTATGTCTAAACAACTATTACAAAAATATATTGATGATAAAACTATTATGAAAATTAAGAATCTGAAATTGGATATTATTGGTTTTGATGAAAATCATTTTAGTGGAACTACTGATTTATCCAAATCTATTTTAGATTCTTACTCATCCAAGAACACGATTAAAGTATATCTAACCGCAACTTATAATAAACCTTTGCGTGAATGGAATATACCCGAAGAATGTCAAATGTATTGGGATATTGAAGACGAACAAATCTGTAAAAGCATTTTGGTAGATGAGTCAAATGTTGAGAAATTAAAAGAAAAACACGGCGATACAAGTATTACCGCAACTATTAAGTATTTTACTGATACAGGTTTATCTCTTACTGATATGTTTAAACCTTATGAAAATATGCCCGATTTGTATTTGATTACAACGATGTTTGATAGTCAAA